CCTTTTTCAGCCGCTTGATTTCCTTCGCCTGCTCTTCACTGTTCGCAACTGCCGCGACAAGTTGGCTCAACAAATCAGAATTGACTAACATCACTCACCCACCTCAAGTAAACCGCCAAGATCAGCAAAAAAACCGCCACGATGCCGACTAGATCGTGAAGCGACAGCGACCCGTTCATGTCATTGCCTCAAGGTAAAAAGCTCTGCGAGCAAGGGAGTCACTCGCAGAGCCCCGAAGAATCCCAGGCTGGTTATGCTTATTGTCCGCCTGTTCCAGCTATGCGGAGCCCTGACAAGTGAGGGTGTAGCGACTCACCTGCCTACAGGTATCACACTTGGTCGGCTTTTGGTATCAGCATCCGCCTTTCGGCAGGGTATGAGTACAGTGATATTTTACCAGAGTCGATGTCTTCTCTGTCCTCTTTGCAAGCGACCGCTCGAAGAAGATCCTCGATCGCCGCTTCAGGCCCAATGAAGTTCGGACCTTTGCCCCATTTCGTACCACACGGAGCCTTGATCGGCTTGCCGTCCACCAGTTTCGTCGGCTGGCTTTTGATAATCTCGGCAACAACGTGCATGATCGGAATGCCCATCTTTTGGCATTCGCTCAGGATGTAGACGATCAGGTCGCCGCAAGTATCGGCGAACGCAACCATGTCGATCGACTCTTGGCCCGTCTCGCTATTGAGGACAAGGGCCTCGTCAAGCTCGGCGACTTCGGCTTTCAGTGCCATGTAAAAATTGTCGGCACGATCCATTCCAAGATTCGTCAGGCTCGTACTAACAGGCTGCAAGAACATTCGATTCATGCCTGCAATCATCTGGTCAATATCCGGGAACGTAACGGGCTCTCGTTCTTTGCTCACAACAAATCCTTTCGTGAATGACTTACTGACAACGCATGAAGTTTACGAATCGCTCAACAGTTCGTCAAGTGCCGTGTAAAGATAAGTCTCGGTTTTGTTCGGCATGGAGACAGCGACTCCCTTTCGGGGGTCGCTGGAAGTCTCGGTTCCGTCCCGGCACCTCGACAGCAATGGGCGATTGTTACGCGATAGCCCAGGGAAACCCTCACTCTCTCGCGCTTGCTTTTTACCGTTGCCTGGAGTCGTCAGCATGACAGCGGGAACACAAGACCGTCTATTGGGACCGGACGGTGCGGAGTCCTTTCGGAAAGATTTTCCCGGCCAATCGATCTGTGCTTTCGCCTTGGATGCTTGGCTTGGCCGGATGCCGAACGTATTGACTTTGCAGTTCGGCAAGGTACTATGTTGGTGTCACTTTCTCCGGTGACGCCAGAAAGAGCCCCGTCAGCGCCTTGCCTCGCTGATGGGGTTTTTTATTTGGTGTTCCCGATCCAGGAGTTTACTTCTTCCTGGCAGATGCGTCTTGGTGCGTTAGGGTTCACCAGACTGTTAAACTCTGTTAGGTCGTAGTCGTGTGGCCTGCTGGCCATCAAGGCCGCAAGCTGTCTCGCTTGCGGCCAGTTACCTTTGTGAATGACCACCGAACTATTGCACTGCCAGCATGTCACCAGTACGGCGAATGGCTTGTCGAGTGCCTTGGCTCGGTCGGGTCCATTGGCGATTTCGTGGACGCAAAGCCTGCTGAGTTGTGGCATGGCTCGATTGCGTGGCCTGCTTGGGCTTGCCCCGCAAATCTCACACTTGCCTACCTGCTCAATCAGGTTCTTCCGCAAAGAGGCCACCGCCTCCATCAGAAGTTTCCTTTTGTTGCTTATCCGCTTCATCGCCATAGCGTCTTGTTGTCCTCTGTCCTATGTACTTGCCGCACTTGCCGCAGTGGACGCGAATGCTTCCATCTGGCTTGGGCGTGTCCTTGTAGTTGGCCGGATTGTTACAGCACCACTCGGAGCGCGGCTGACTCAGAAAGGGAGTTCGGAATCCTCATTGAGACTTGGATTGCCGTTCGTCGAAGTACCGTCGCCAAAAGATCCTCGCGGTGAATCGCTGCTTTGGTTCTTCGGTTGAATGGAAAGCGACATGAACTTTTGCCCTGCCTTCTCCCCCTGCTTGATTTCCTTCGTCCATGCAGACAGCCAGTAATCAACTCCGTTGACGTTGATCGATCCTTTGAAGTCAGGATGATTTTCGCTTTGCTTGCGATCGTTCTTGAAAAGACTTCCGCGATTCGTATTGTCCCAACTCATAGCTTCCTCCGAATTAAGATTTCGACCCTTGGGTTCTTGGAGTCTACTTCCCATTGTACCGGGTGGTAGTGGAACCCAGAGTCATTTTCAATGACGCCAGCTTTCTCGAATCCGTCCCATGCGCGTTTCATCGCATTCATAAAGTTGTCTCGGTCGATAGTCCTCCTGCTTCTCTTGAACGCCGTAATGTAAACATCTGCCTCTTGCCATCTTGGGGCATCAACCCCAAGCCTGTTCAGTTCTGACAGTGCGACCAGTGCCGCCTCTGATTTCTGGACACTAGCCAGTTTTGATTTCTTTGACCAATGCCCAGGCCGATTCGGAAATAGCATTGGATCGGGAAAGGAAACCACCAGCCGTATTTCGTTGATCGTCACTTGATTGCTTCCAACTGCTCTAATGCTTCACGCAACTGCTTCTTGAGTAGGTCAAGGTTGCCAATGCTCTGTGCGAAGTTGAGTTGCTCGCAGACGGATCGTACTGCAAGAATCTTGTTGCTGGCAAGTATCGCGCTGCACGCCGCCTGGACTGGTCCCTTGCCGTTCTCGACGGTCGCTCGCCGGTCTGCTAGCCATGCCTCAAGGGCGCCGTACTTCCCTTCGCGAAGCTGCCTGACAATTGGTTCGACTTCAGCCATAAACGATCCAGAGGGCATTAGCCCCTGTGCCTTCTTCCCGGCGTCTCCGTTCCCGGCAATGACTCCGAGCAGGAAGACGCTCAAGTCTCGTTCGTGCTCTTTGCTAAGAGGCTCTTTGTTTGCTGCCATACAGTTCGTGCATCCCCAAGTCTGAAAGTTTTAGCCTCCAGTCGATCGTTCTCATTGGCATGAGCGGAAGGTTTCTCGGTGGCTTGTAACCGTACTTCCGAAAGAACCATCCTTCAAGCTGAAGGAATGATTTTTCTGGATGGTACTTCTTCCAACCAAAGTAGAGTTTTCTCCAAAGCAGTTCCGTGTTGGAATGCTTTACTCTTGGCTGGCGTTTCACCAAGTCTCCTTCTTTCGTAACGAATCGACCGTCCTCCATCATCACCCGGCGAACACTCTTTGGGTGCTCGTATCCACACGAAGGGCACTTCGGCCCTTTGTTGCGTTCGGTAAAACAGTTCGGGCAAACGATCCCCTCTTGCCGTTCACCTTCACGGATCTTGTCTCGGTGCATGTTCGATGCCGCTCGCTCGGTCATTTTCCATAGTTCTTCCCAGGGCTTGTCCTCGTTCGGACTTCCGTGGTTGTGCCGGTATCCACCATGATCGGTAACTAGGCAGTGGTCTTTGGCAGGGTTCTTCGGGTCGGCTCTCATGCCTCGCCCGATCGTCTGGATAGCAGATGCAAGGCTCCCGATTGGGGTAGCGAGAATCAGGTGGTAGGTGCATGGAAAGTCGATTCCCTCCCTGAGTTTAAATCGGCAGGACAGCCCCTTGATGTCACCAGCAACATACTGCTCGCTGATTTCGTCCCAGGCTTTTCGAGACAGCCGGTATGTCTTGCCGTCTAGGTAGGCGTCGGTCGCGTCGATATGACACCAGCGAACGCCGGTCTTCTCAAACTGCTGCGTCAGCCAGATGCTTTCCGGTTTGCCCGGCGCGTACAGCATGGCGTGTCGTGCGTCCGGGTTGAACTTCTTCCAGTAGTCAACAACATCGCCAACGATATGCTGCGTGAACTGCTTACGCTCTTTGCCGTTCAGCATGTACTCGCCGGTCACGTTCCGCTTGATCTTGTGGAGGTCTGGAATACTGATCGTTTTGACTAGGGCAGGCACAAGAGCACCGCAGTCGCGGTACTGCTTCATCGTGCCGGAAACAATCAGTTCGTCAGCCCAGTCGCTCATGGCGATCGGTGTGGCTGTTAGCAGCACAATCGCCGCCTTGGCCTTCTTGTATTCGTCGAGGATCTTCTTCATCACCTTCGTCTTCTGGAGGTGAGCTTCGTCAACGATCACGACACCGGCGTCAAATAGACTCCACTGGTTCTTCTCGAATACCCTGGCCGCTTCTGTGTCTGCACTGCTGATCTGGACCTTCGCATACGCATCGAAGTAGTCTGGGTAGTCTGCTGCCCGGATTCCGTGTTGAATGCCGAGCGCATTGAACCTTGCTGAAGTTTGACCTATCAGCAAACGCCTGTTGACGTAAAAGTTGGCACCGACCCCTTTGTGTTGAGCCCATCGAATAAGCTCAATCGCCATCCGTGTCTTTCCGCAACCAGTCGGACCTTGGAGTACCACCGACTTCCCTCGCTCAAGGAGCGGGATCGTCCTAGATATTCCATCGTGTTGCGGAGTCCAGAGGTCGGTGCCAAGCTGAAACATCGTCACTTGCCTTTCAGATCATTCAGCCAATCGTAAATCTTCGTGATGTTAAACCGAAGTATCTTGAAGTCTTCCAGCCTTCCAAGATCGCTCGCAATGTCTCGCAGTTGCTTTTGTAGGGAGGCAAGTGTGTCCATAGCATCCTGAACCGCTTTCGGGCTGGATGTCGGGGTTTTGCCTACCTGCTCGATTTCTTCCTTGAGAGCCTTCTTGCGTTCCTGCTTGTCTTCGACCGACGCAATCTCTTGCTGTCGCTCCCTGGGAATCTCAGCGATTTTGGAAACTGCCGATGCTGGCAATTCCTTGGCAACCTCTTTGATTTCCTCCGGGCTTTTCTCGATTACATCGGCAACCGCAAGATCCCTAAAGACTTGGCGTTTGCTTCTCTGGGTAGCTTCGGCAACTGCTGCGACGGCTTGAACCTTGTTCGTGCCTTCGCTCGCATCCTGCATACGTCGCTGGACCATCTTCTGCGTAGCAAGAGCCCGTTGTGCAGGCGTCATGTTCCGCCGCATGAACTGCCATTTCTCCATGAAGGCCATAGCCTCTGACAGCGTGTCAAAGATCATGTCTTCCGTTTTGAAGGGCAGTCCATGCTTCTTGCAATAGTGATAGCGACGGTGGCCGTCGATGATATATCCCTGGCCACTCCAGACGATGATGGGATCGCGAGCCCCGCCACTAGCTTTGATGTCCTCCTCAAGTGATCGGTCGTCGTCCTCGTCGCAATCAGGAAGAAACGCCGCTAGTTCAGGATGGATTTTCAGTTCCATAGGACTCCCCATTTCTGATGACCACTGAGCAAAGTTGCTCGTCTTCGTTTGTCCTGGTTACGACTTCCATCAGCATTTGGAAATCGTTGACCTTTAGCATTTCGTCGAGGGCTTCCAGCGTATCGGTGTCCATTGCCGAACCGTCTTCACAGACAAGCAGCCTGAGAGTTGGGTTAAGCGCGATCCCGATGCTAGTCGAGATTTTTACCCGATCCGCCTTGTTGATCTGGCTAAACGGAAGCCCGTTGTAGAGAACGCCATCATCGGAAAGAGACAGTCCAGGTACAGGCCATTTGGCCTGCTGAATCATCTGGACCTTGCTTTCCTCGATTTCCTTCAGGCGAGCCGTCTTGGCCTCGCTTTGCTTGCGAAGGTCTGCCAGTTCCGCCTGCTTTGCTGCTCTGTCCTTGTTGGCCTGGACTTTCTTGTTGACTTCGGATGCCATCGCCATCTGTTGCTGAATGACTTCCAGGTCTTCAACGATTGGCTTTGGCCGCTTCTCAAGTGCCGCTAGGTGATCTTCAGCACTTTGGACAACCGCTACCAATTCGTCGTGCTTCCTCTGAAGCTCGGCAATCTTGGCGGTAATTGCCTTGATGTCCTCCTCGGCTCGTTGAATCTGGAATCGATGGGCCTTCGACTCCTGATCCATCAGCATGATTTCTCGCTGGGCGTCGTTCGCGGCCTTCATCCGTTTCGACAAATCGCCAACGTCTACCGCCTCGGCAGGTGCGTCGTCGTACTTCGGCATGGCGTCAAAGACTGCTTTCGCGGCAACGCCCTGCTTGTTGATAACGGTGCGCTCGGCGTACTCCTCTTTGAACTCCTTGTCTAGTTCAGTGAAGTCCAACCCAACTAGATCGACCAGTAGCTTTCGCTGGTCCTGGGGTTTCATCCTCTCGAACTCCAGCGGGTCGAACGCTTTCATCGAGTACAGCGACCGCAACAAATCCCTGGGGCTACCGGCAGGATCGCCAGTCGAATCTAGCAGTTCAAACTCCTCGGATACGCCACCTCCGACTTTGCGCTTGAAGTGGAACCGAACAGTGAACCCTACTTCATCGTGAAGGGATCGCTCGCCCGACAGCTTAACGTCGATGAATCCCTTGTCCTCTCCTTCGCGAAGGGGAACCTCGGGGAAGTCCTTCATGCCCGATCGACCGCATAGGGCAATCAGCAAAGCCTTGAGAGCCGAAGTCTTGCCCTGGCCGTTCTTGCCTCCAATCAGGTACAAGTTGTGTCCACGCAAATCAAACTTCACTTCCTTCACACCCATCACGTTATGGGCGTGCAATTCCAATACTTTCATCGTCACTCCTCAGAGAAAAAAGAAACTTCAGAACCCTACCAAGGGATCTGGTCGCCAGAAGGTGTCGCGGCAGCTTCGCCGTCGAGCTTTTCAGTTACATCGGAATCGGTAAGCGGCTTCCATCCAAACTTGGCACAGATTTTCTCGTACCCAGTTTTGATGTCGTCGATCCCTAGCTTTTCTACCAGAGTCCAGGAGCGAGTCTGGAAGACTTCTTCAAGCAGTTCAAACTTACCCTGCTTGTCTGCGGCAGACTGGCTTGGATACGCCTTGAGCATTGCCTGCTTTAGTTCTTCCAGTGCAATCTTCCTGATGTTGTGAAGTCGGGTTCGCTCGCCTTCGTCAACGAACAGGTGTTCCGATCCTTCTTTCGGATCGAAGGCCGACATATCGCCGCCAAGGTTCAGCGTGCTGATATGCGGCAGGAAAGACTTGAATGTCGGGTTCTCGATGATCGCCCCGTCCATCTGGTTCGATCGATCCTTGAGTACAGTCGCCGTCCGAATGACTCGCAGCATCTTCCCGTTCTCGTCCATTTCCTGCTCACGCTGCATCAGCACAAGCAAGCTGGGCTCGTATCCGGTTTCCGTTTCGCCCTTCATTTTGACGCCAGACTTTTCAATCTGCTTCTTGCCGTCTTCGTCTTCGTAGTGGGAGTATTCGTATCCCTGACGACCAAGCATCAGGATATGACTGGGGTGCGTTAGATACCGCTCGGTGAACGGTGCCCACTCTTGCTTGATCTTTCCCCAGTCGTCAAACGTAATACGCCTCCTGGCCCACTCTGGCTTCTTCGCCATGTATGCCTTGATAAGCTCCTGCCAGAAGTGCGTAATCGAGTCGATGATTAGGATGCCGTTGACTCGCGCAACCTGATCCATGTCTTCGAGGAGGGTCGCAAATGCTCGCGTCTGGTCCACCTGAAGCTCGATGCCGTTTCGCTTCATGGTTTCCGCCAGCCAGTTCGATCCGGTTTCCGAATCGACCATGTAGACCTTCCCATGCCCTCCGGGAAGCCCTCGCTCCTTCAGTAGATTGTGGAGCCCGACCGCGATGTCTGCTGCGGTGAAGGTTTTCCCGGACCCCTGAAGTCCGAGAAATCCAGACTTGAGATAAGACTGATTGAACTCTAGTTTTTTGAATGCCACTTGTTTTCTCCTTGTTGGCCAGATTGTACCACAATCGTACCGCCCGGCCCTTGGAGCGTCAAGTAGGCTGTCAACTATTTTGCTGCCCGGCCCTTTTGTGCCGTGGTTTTCCTGGGTGAACCTTCTTCCCAGAGTTCTTCGCAGGCCAATCCTCGCGGAGTATTTGGGCTGGCCGTTGCGCAGTTGTGTCGAGCTCGGAAATTCTTTCTGGCACCTGGGCTGATGTTGTGCCCGTACTTTGAGTCACCGGCGTGAATTAGTCGTTCTGCCCCGTTTTGGCAAACCTTCTTCATCACCTTCTTGCCGGGTCGTGTCGAGCGACGAACCTCGCCGCACTCCATTTCCTCTTTTGCTTCGTGAGTCCTGGACACGCTAGCCTCCTACTGGTGTTGGTTTAGGAAACGCCATTCCCGCAGGCCCGTAGCCAATCATCACGGTGTATCGATGTTTGATTGCAGCGTCGATGGATGCTTCGGTCCATTCGTGAACCCCGTCGCCGTTCCATCGCTTGCCCCAAGAGTTGAGGTTCTTGATGTTCCCGGCCTTGGATCGCATCCAGAAGAACGTCGAGTGACCGCCGCCCTCCGGTCGCCAAGCCCGAACGATTTCCTGGTCGGCACTGTTGCCCCAAAGCAGCCCGATCTGGACTGGTAGTCCAAGGTCGATCCACTCAAACACTTCCTTGCTGGTCCGCATTGGCTTCGTAGCGGCCAGCTTGTAAGCGTAGGCGATGCCTGGAGGCTCGTTTGGGTTGTACCGCGAAGGATAAGGCCAATCGCTTTCTAGGCACAGTCCATGCGTCGTAGCGACCCACTGACCACCGCTCAGGGTAGAGCCTCGGTCGCCGACAATCCCGTCTCGTTTCTGCGAGAGGTAGTACGCAGCCGCTCGCGAGAACTGAATCTTGCGTCCAGTCTCCAGCCAGTAGCAGCCCCCAAAGACTCCAGCCAGCGCGTGCCCCTGACAAGCCCCCTGAGTGCTTTGATCCAGAATGTCGAAAACCCCGGTCGGGTCAGAGGTGATGTCCAACCTGGGTAAAGCATCACGAAACCTTGCATAAAGCTCGGCATGGTCAACGCCACGGTTTTCGAGCATCGAATGCCGCTCGAACTCCCACGCATACCCAAGCCGTCCCTCTGGCAGTGTCATTGTGCCTCCAGTGCGGCAGCGATTTCATTGAAAGCCTTGTACCAGTCTTCTCGCGTGAAGTAGCCACGCCGGGCCTGCTCGGCAATCATGGCTCGCCTAAGCTCCTGCTGCCAAACCCCCCATTGCTGGCATATCTCCTGGGATACACACTGCTTGGAGGCGAACTTTTTGTCGATTTCTGCACCTAGTGACAAGATGTCACCAACTCCAGAACCCCCTATTCCGTAGAGGCGATCGGCCCCCTGCCGATACCATCCGGCGATCTGCTTGGACAGACCTGGATCTGCTGGCCGGTACTGTCGGACGACTGCGCCGACGTTGTAGTCGTTTGGAACCGGGGGAACCGGCCCCGGTCCCGGTCCTGGTCCCGGTGAGGGGTCGGGAGTCGGAGGAACCGGGAACGGGCTTCCCGCGATTTTGACCACAACCGTCCGACGAACGATGCCAAGGTCAGGATCGAATCCGATGGCCTCGACAACGTAATCACCCGGAGCCCCGGTGAGAATGAATACCTGCACTCCTGGGGCCTGGGAGAGCGGTTCAAGATTACCGAACTCCTGGACGGTCTTCCTTGCGGTTACGTCCACAAATTTCATGTTGTGCTCGACCGTCACCTTTGCAGCGGCAACGACCGTCGCAGACTCCAGGCCGTCAGCGATTACGGTGTTCCCGTAAACCTGGGGCTGGCTTGTCGCCTTGATGGAAACAGCCTTGGTTTCCTGGGCGATCAGGTTCAGTTCGGCCTGCTGGGCGAAGGCAGATACGGACACCAAGGCCCAAAGAATCAGTGTTCTCATGGGGCTCACAGAAGGGAAATGATCTTGAGGACAATCGCAAGAATCTCGTCGGCATTGGCGATTAGCCAATCCAGGAACTTTACTCCGTCTCCCGGTGCTTGGGGGCGAGCGGCAAGTTCCAGCAGAACCGAATCCATCGCATCGCCGTCCTTGAGGATTTTCTGAATCCCCTTCTTCTGGTCTTCGGTGAGGTTGTCACGCCGAAGCTGGCTGCGAAGGAACATGCGAAGCAGTGGCCGATTGCCAAACATTCGCTGTCGTCGCTCAAGAATACCGCCCGTCACTAATTCATCACTCATTGCCTGTCCTCCTAGTTGTTCTGGAACTGACCCATCTTCTTCTCTTGCTCGGCCTTTTGCTTTGCAGCTTCCTTTTCGGCCTTGCGTTCTTTCGTCCTCTTGGCAAGCATATTCGCGATCGACTGAAGTTGCAAGATTTCCTGTCGCTCTTGCTCCGAAAGTCCCGGAAGCTCTGCCGTAGGATAGTAGGTTCGTAGGAACTGCTTGGCCCCGCGATTAACCATCTGCTGCTCGATGATTCCCCGCAACAACTGGTCTTTGACGGCAGGGGAAACGTCGGTAATCTTCACGCCAGTCAGAAGGTTCAGCGCTTTGACTGCTGGATTTGACTTCCTTGGATCGGTCAACTGTCGAGCGATCGTCAGGAATGGGCTGATCGGAGAGTTTGCCGCAAAAAACTCGATGCCCTGCGATCCAGGATAGGTGACAGCCTTTTCCTGCCCTGTCACGTTGGCAAGGATTCGACCGATTGTAGGGTCGGTGTCGGAAAGCTCTCGACCCCCCTGTGGTGTTCTTTGAAAAAAAGTCTCTCCAGATATGTATTCGATGGGTGCCTTGACTAGCGGGTTCATGCGACTCAGTAGTTCGCCACCACCGCCGCGAATCCCACCACTCAGGAACGATAGAGGATCTTCAAACGCAAACCCGAACCCAGTCAGGTATCGGTCGGTATCGGTCGGCGTTCCTTCTGCTAGCGGTGTTCCTTCAAGGGGGATACTTACCGACTCTGCGATGTAGTCTGGTGTAAGTTGATCTGACTCCGAAGAACTTGCGAGCCCCTTGATTAGCTGCGCCTGCGGTCCTCCCGGTCTGCGGATCAGTTCCAAGAACTCCTCTGGAATTGTTCCTCTTGAGAACTTGTAGAACGGGAACAGTCTTGCGAGAACCTGTAGCTCGGTCTTCGTGTAGGCTTTGGAGGAGTAGTCCACCTGTGCCGACGCGACCTTGCGTGCCGCCTGCACCGGATCGTACCCTTCGCGAAGTAGCTTAATCATCGGTGATGTTCTTGCCACCGCCTCGACGCCACCTCCAAGGTACTTACCTGCTACGATCCACGCCTGTTTGTCTACGTTGGCAAGATCACGCCAATTCCAAGACGTATCGGGCGTGCGGCCAGCGGCCTTCATCACAAGCTCTCTTGCGGAGAACATTTTGTTTCCGCGACCTGGGAGCGAGCCAAGGATTTCCTCGATCGAACCCGCAACCGGGTCCATCGTTTGGCCGACCTTGTTTGTTAGCTCGCCTCCCATTCGTGGGCCTTGTCCGCTAGCTTCCAGAATGCGGCCAAGGATTAGCGTTGCCTCGGTGTCGTCTAGCTTGTCAAGCGACTCTCCGGGGTTAAGCTTGAGCCATTCGTCCCGAACGGCAGGGATCGACTTCGCATCCTTTACGATGCCTCCTCGAAGCAGCGTTGCGGTGTCTTTCACCGACTGTACGGAGAACTGATTGCGAAGGACGTTTTTGATTGTCGCAGACATGAGGTTGCGAACGTGAAACGCTGGTCGCGTTCCAGTTAGGTAAGCCTTCTGCACGTTGAGGATAGCGTCAGTCGCATCCCTGATTCTGCTGACTGTTTCAGGCTGTGTGAATGGGCGGATGAACGACGTAAGGTTGTCGGCCATTTCCTTAGATATGTATGCTTCGCCCGGCTTAAACTTCGTCGGGTCCATCCCTCTGTCCATCATCGCCCTTGCGATTTCATACCCGAACCCTTCGGAGTTGGATATGTCGATTGGGTTGGATTGTGGCTGAAGAACTTCGAGCGGCTTTTGCGGAAGTCCCTGGGCCTTGAGCTTTTTGTTTTCTTCGCGGATCTGCTTGTTGATCGCAGCGACTCGCTGCCGCTCTTGCGTCGGAAAGATAGACTCTGAAACATCGCCAAGGAGTTTGGTTTCCCTGTCCAGATCGCCAAGTCTAAGCTGCATCTTTGCGAGAACCGTCGTCAGTTTGACGGTGTTGCCGCGACTCTTTTCGTATCCAATGACTCCCGGTTCGGTAAGCATCCTTGCCGCATTAGCGGTCTGGTTTCTTGCTCTGTCTGCTATGGATTCGTAAACCAGCCAGTCCGCCGCAGGGTGGTTCGGGAACATGCCCTGGTCGAGAAGTTCGTCCGAAGCGTTGTCCATGATCTTCGCAAACTCACGGTAGCGATTGGACTCTGCTGGCCTTTCAAGAGGAATCGGGTCTTTGCCTTCGGCAATTCGCTGTACGTTCTTCTCGCTGATTCTCTTGTTGGCTTCTCGTACCCTGACGTACTCCTCGTCGGTGACGTAGGTTGGCGGAATACGATCACTGTACTTCTGTGCTATCAGATTCTCGATGTCCTGGACTGGTGCGCTAGACTCGACAAGTTGGCGAATCTCTGGATCTAGCGTCACATCGTTGATGGTCTTGCGTGGATCGACGATGCCACGGAAAGCAGCCAGACGTTTCCTTTGAGACGGATCGTTCTGCCCGAACGGAGTCGTCTGCATTTCCATTCTGGTCTGCTCTGGCCCCTTGTATCTTGGGTAGTACGCAGACAGAGGATCTTTGTAAGTCTCCTTCGGGAGCCCCATGCGCCTCGTCTTTGCTATGCTGCTCGCAAGCTCAGACCTCATTTCCGTGACGATTTGCTGAACTTCTGGTGGGTAGCTATCTAGCAGGCTCTTGCTTTGAACCAAGTCCTGAATGACAGAGAAGTGAGCAGGAGATTTCACGCCCATCTTCTTCAGTCGCTTTACTGCCTGCTGGACTTCCGGTTCCTGTGCTGCAAGGACCGTCTTGTTGCGGAAAAGATCAGGGATGTTTCCGATTTGTGTCGGATCTGCAAACCCTGAATCCCTGAGTTGCGTAATCGATTCCTGAATTGGCAGCGGTTCCATCGCAAGCTGAGAAGTCGATTCGAGTAGCGATCCAAGCTCGTCCTGCTTGTCTCGGTCGAGCATCCCGACTTCGTTCAGTTTGGTAATCAGGTTGGACCTTGCCATTCGGACGGCAAAGTCTGTCTCCTGCCCCTGCCTGTACGATCGTTGTGCGTAGGCTTGTGCTGTCGGGCCTCTCGTTTCGTTGATCGTCTTATCCACCAGCCTTCGGAATGCGTCAATCGGTGCTCCTCGAATGCCAAGTGCCATAAGGGGCTCGCCAAACTGCATTCGCCGCATAGCCTTGTCGATGCCTGTTGCTATCTGCTGGTTCAGTTTGTCCGATCCCAGTCGTATCGGTTCCATGCCCGGAAGGTTGTAAGACGCCATTGGGCCCAATGGGCTTTCCAGTGCGGCTTGTCGCTGCGTCTGCGTCAGTTTGGCAAGCTCCCGGTCAATGATGTCCTGCTGCCGCTTGCTTGCCATCGGCAATAGCTCTTGGAGCGTAACGGTAGCCTGTGCCTGCCGTGGCCCGACTAGGCCCACCTCTTTGCCCAGGCGATCGGCCAAGACGAATCTGGCTTCTGGTGTCAGCCCGGCCTTGGATGCGATCCGGCCACCCTTTGAGAGAGATCCACCCATGAGGGTCAGTGGGGTTAGCGGATCGGTTACGATGTCAACCGCAAGCCCACCAAGAAAGTTCGTCCAGGTGTCTTGCGGTCCTGCTATTCCCGCCATCCTGAGCAAGTCGCGACCGGAAGTTCGGTTCTCTCCAGACAGCGGATCGGCCAGCGGTGCGAACGATGCCGTCCCTTTCCCGGCGATCAGATTGCGAACAACGTCGCCCGGAGTTCCTAGCAGGTTCCCGGCTTTCTGGAGTCCTCCCAGTGCAGTCTGCCCGTATCCTGCCAGTACGTTCTTCTGCTGCTCTGGGTCTTCAAGCTCGAAGTCGTATTTCTGCTCCTCCTGCTGTGGAGGGCGGAACGCCTGCATCGGTGGCGTCTGGAACATCGGTGGCAATCCACCAATGTTCGATTCTATTGACGGTAGTTGCGGAAGTTCCGGCAGCCCTGATTCAAATGGCATTTGCCCGAACATCGATCGAGGCGGTCGCCGTGCGCCGCCGAACATTTGTGCGAATGCTGGATCGACGAAGGACATTGGAACCTCTTATCAGAATCCGCCCTGACGAAGCTGCTGCTCTGTCATCTGCATGTACGACGCATCGTCGAAGATGCCACGCCCCTGCTGCATTGGTGGAGCGACCGGAATCACTGGGGCGATCGGACGCTGCATTTGAACCGGACGCTGCTGAGGCATTTGCAGTTTTGGAAATGTTCTTCGTCCGGTTCTGTTTGAAAGGCTATTGGCGTACACCCTGTTTTGAGCATTGACATAAGCCTCTTGCTTTTTGCCTGGAGGTGCATTGATTACATCGTCGTAGATCGAGTAGTCGCCTCCGAGTGTTCCAAACAGTCGGTTCGTTGGCTGCATGAAAGCAGGGTTGTATTGCTTCTGAAGTCCGACGTAATCGGAAAGCTCTTGAAGGGTTGCCTCGGTAGGCATAGCACCGTTTCGCATCATGCCTCCAATCGACCATGCAATCGAACTTGGATCGGATAGATCGGGGAATACTTTCCTAAAGACTGGGTTGGATTCTGTTCGGCTTACTTGATAGCCAATCTCCGACGGTTCCATCATTCCAGCGTCTATGGAAGCTCCTGGATTCATCGCTTCCTGCTGTTGAAGCCCTGGCTGTGGTGCTTGGCCTGTCATCATCCCGGTCAGCGATCCAACTATCTGACGCATCGTTTGCGGAGGTAGCATTGAGGCAAATGCTGCATTTGATGTCATTGCCCCAAGTGCCTGTGCTATACCTACCCGCAATTGCCCTTGTGCATTCTCCATCATAACGCTTAACTGCTTGGCTTCATTTTCAGCCTTTATCTGAAGCAGTTTCTGGCTAGCTTCTGATTCTTTGATTTGCCCTTCGGCCAGCATTTTGTTGACTTCGGTTTCTTGCTGTCTCGCCTCGTTGTCCATTTCTTTCAGTTTAAGCTGTGTTTCTCTGTCAGTGTTGATTTTGAGTTTGTTCGTTTCGGTTTGCATCCTTGCTACGTCGCGTTGTGCTTGATTCAAGTCCTTTTGGGCCATGAACTGCATCCCGGCTTCCGGGGCCGCTCCCATCGCAGCGCGAAGCGATAGCTCCTCGGTGGGTGCCATGCCGTACCGATCCATTGCAATCCGAGCGTACTTAATGTCCTCGAACTGCTTCATGCGTTCTCGCATACGCTGGCGATCTTCGGCTCGTTCTGCTGCCTTTCGCTGCTGGTACGGAGATTCACGTTGACCGAACTTCTCAAGGTTCATTGCGGCGTTGGCTTCTCGGCGAGATTGCTCAAGTGCTCGAAACTCCTCGCTGGTTGGTTTATTTGCTCGCCACTCGGCACCACGCTGCTTCATCGCCTGCCGCTCGGTTTCCATTTCCGCCCGGCGATCCATTTCTGCCATCAGGTTGATCGGTGCGATCCCGGTGCGATTATCTCGGCTGAGCGACCTGGGGTCGGTCAGTGCCCGTCGCGTAATGGATTCGTCTACGATCTGGTTGGCGATGTCGCGGCCCTGGTTCTGCATCTGCACCACGGACATAGGAGCCCCGGTCAGTCGATCGAGCCCGATGGTTCCGCTGTCGTTGACCCCGGCCCGAACGTCTTCGAGAAGGTTGGCTACGGTCGGCGTTGCCCCTGGCTTGAGGATTCCCCTGGTTGGCGTCGGCGGTGCTGGTGGTGCTCCCTGTTGTGCTCGCTTCATGGCGTTGTCGGTGCCACGGACTTGCGGCGTAGGCTGTCGCATTGCCTGCCCTGGAGTCTGCGGAGTAGGCGAGACGGGTGAAGGTCGATTGAACTGTCGCACTGGTGGAACCGGGGGTCCACTGGTCATATCCGGTGCCCGTAGTGGTGGAACCGGGGGTCCGCTGGTCATGTCCGGTGCATTGACCGGGACTGGACGCATCGGCCTTGCTGCAACAGGACGGGGCCCCATTTCTGGCAATGCGTTTGAAGTCCCCGACCCAAGTATTGGCGATGTAGTCATCCAGGGCTGGTCTGCCGAAAGCAGGGAGTTCACTCGCCCTTGCATCCCCCCAAGAAATGTTGGTAGAGTTTTCTCTAAAGGCTCTGTGCTCATAAGAGGCTGCGTTAGGATCGGCTTGTCGAGGCCCATCCGCTGTGCGATCGTCGGAGGTGCAGTCGGTTTTGGCGCAGCAGGGGGGCGGGCCAGCCTTGATCGGGACTGGGCTCGCATTTCGACTGTTCCGCCTTGAAATGCTGGAGATCCCGGAAGCAATTCAGATCCCGCTGACTGGTACGGCTGTGGCATGTATTCGCCGCCCGGTGCTGGGCTTGCCGCCTGCGGATTCCTCAGAACATAGGACAAAAGCTGTCTGTTCATGGCCTGCGGTTTTGGCTGGCCTTGCATGGAGTACGCGCCGAATCCACCGTAAGACATGATTCACCTACTGCTGGAAGACTTGTCGAACAAGGTTCACTGCCGCCGCGCCGGTCGATTTGGCGTAAACATTGAGCGTACTTAGCTTGGGAAGGAATGCGAACTTCTGCGGTGGAATCTCGAACAGCGGGTAGAACGTGGCCGAAACTTCCAGGCCAATCTGTACCGTGTGAGTCGAGTCAGCGTTGAACAGTCTGGTCACGCCGCCATTGCTCAGGCCCGACAACTCAAGGATTTCGTAGGTCGTCCCGATGTTCTGAGAGCCGTCAACAAACAGAGAACTTCCGGTGTCGAATTGGTACTGAGTGTTCGGAACCTCTGTCTTCACTCCCGATCGGCTGGCCCTTAGTCCGAAGTCCACTGTGATTTCGTTGGCCATTTCACACCTTCCGAAAGCAGAGATTATCCCATCGGTTCATGCCGGATCTTGCCGTGAACCCTTGCTGAACTACCGCCCAAAGGTACTCGTTCCGAACGTCCTCAATGATATACCATTTCCTGGCGATCGGCAGCAAAAAACGCTGGGTCATAAGCATGTCGCCAAGCTCATGCGACCCGTCGTCGATGATGATGTCAAACTCAAATCCAGAATCTACCATAGAGGATAGGCAGTCTGGTGATGATTGATCGAACAAAAACGTGGAAATTCTGTCTTCCTGAAACAGAACCTCTGGGCGAATGTCGAGCCCTGTGATCTGAGCGTTTGGGAAATACTCAGCCCACATTCGCAGGCTAGCCCCAGGCTTGTAGGATTCCCCGACAATCGGCACCATCAATTCGGGGTGTCCAATTCCTATCTCAAGGATTCTCACTGGTTCTTGGCGGATTGGCTCAAACTGCTGGTGATACCAGGGGGTGTAGGAGTGCCCGTACTGCTGGCACTTGTCGGCGCCGTACTTCAAGGCCAGTTCGCAGAGGGGCGTTAGCGTGTCAGCCATTCCATGATCCCGTCGTAGGCTAGGGTTGGTCGTCCATGCCAAGCGACGATCTTTGGATTGTCGGCTCGGAGGTGAGGGAAAGGCTGTACGCTATTCCATTCGGCCCCGATGGGACAGGCCAGTTCCGGCTTTTGGCGAATCAGCATGTTCATTGGGTGCTGCTCCCACCACTTATGCCCGCCGTCTTCAGACGCAATCCATTCGTCAATGAATGATGACAACTTGTCACCAACTTGAAGAACCATGACGCCAGCGTTGTAGTGATCGTACTCGTCGCCCTGGTGCCACGCCATTCCTAGCGGTGCCGTCTGCCCCGTCTCGATGGGATCGCCAAGCCAAAGAGTGTCGGCGTCGAGCCACACAATCCGTTCGTAGCCCTGCCGGATCGCGTCCCGGAACATATAGACCTTCTCCCAGGAAACGTGCCTCTCTGGGTTTCGGTGCTGGTGCGTGAACAGGATCGAGTAGTTGAGCCTCGCCGCATGGCGATAGTGGTGCTCTGCCGTCAACAGCAAGAGCCTCTTGTACCCTTCAGTTGCGTTTTGTAGGACGATCGTTTTCATAGGTCGGGTAACTCTAGCTTTCCATCTACGCAGTAGACAACTCCCTTGCGACTGAATCGCAAGTACGGCTCTTGCTGTGCTGGCATTTCGAGAATCATGTTCGGGTGTTTCAGCCCTTCGGCTACGGCGGTCGCACAAGTTGGATTACCAATGTAAAGCTCGCAACCTGCAATGGCCTGAGCGACTTCCATGAAGTCGTCCGCAGGTATGAACGGAACGCTTTTCTTGTATGAGTCGCAGAAGTGCTGCCACTCACCGGGCAGGCCAATGAATCCGATCTGGCCATTGTACTTGTCGCAGATGGCTCCCCAGTCAAACCACGGCGTTATGTATCTGGTCGTGCGAGTGATTACTACCGGATATGTTTTTCTTGGTTCTGGGACTTTTAGCCAAGCGGTATTGCGGTGATACCAGTGATGTCCCATCGTTGCCAGATGCAAGTCGGCCAAGTTGTTGCAGCCGTGATCGCGGAAGCCGTTGATGTTCGTGTCGGTCGCGTGTTGATTGAATCCGAATGCGTGAATGTAGTCCTGGTACTCTAGCAGCCTCCGAAGTTTCTCCGCTCTCTCTGGAGTCATGGCGTGCGTAGTTCGTCCCGGCATGTTGAACAGCCATAGCTCCCCTCCCCCGCACACGCGAATCGTCGGCAGTGCGTAGATGATGTCCCCAAGGTCGCCAGCGTGACTAAAGTACACGGTTCCTCGACTCCTCTAGTTTGGCGATGGCTTCCTCAACTGTCTCGGCTTCGATCTTATGCCAGCGTGCAAACTGAAACTGACTCAGCAGTTCGTCAGTAATGGAGGGGTGGTACAGGCATGGAAGGACAAGGCCGTCGCGCACAACTTCTCGCTGAACCCATTCGTACCATCGCTGGATGTTTGCCGCTGGCTGGCTAGACCCAAGGGCCTGACACACTCCCCGATCCAATCCGTCCTCAGTTAGCCAGTTTCCTTGATGCCATCCGCGATGTCGCAACTCTGCCGCTACGGCAGGGGTGGCCTTTAGGAAGATCGCTTCCGGTCGCAAGTACAAGTCGTGATCCTTGGAGAACTTGCCTGGATTGTGCCAGAAGTGCGGCGGGTTTTCTTTTCCGCTGATGTTTGACCAGCCTCCGTCCTGGCCTACAAGCCACTCGTTCGGGACATAGACGTTGACTCCCTTTTCTTCATGTAGTCTTCCGAGGTGGTGGTCGATATGTTCACCCTGCTCGAATGGTACTTTGAACAGGTGCTTGTAAAGTTTGGCGTATCCTCGATTGTGGACGGCGAAGCAGTGAGTTCGGTTGACGTTGTACGGAATCAGCCATTCGTCGTTGATGCGATGGGGCGGGTGCTCGATTTCGTAGAGAAGCTGACCGCCAAGGTATGCCTGCTCCCAGTCTTCGGGGATCGTTTCCATGTACTTCGCTAGCTTTTCAGCGAAGTCCTCTACGAAAATCGCGTCGTCCTCAAACACTAAGTAGGACTGGAGCCCAGTGTTCCATGCGTGTTCGAGGATCTGAAGGTGCGATCGGTAACATCCCCATGCACCACGGCCAGCACTCCACCAGTACGGATGCTGAACCGTGTCGCCATGAACCGCTCGCCAAACCTGCACCTCTCCAAGCAAATCCTCTGGATAGGATTGCCTGAACTTTTCGAGGCGGTCTTGTTTGAATGGGAGATTGATGACGAATGTTGCGTCAAACAGTTTCATTCTTTCCGTGACCTGCTAGCTTGATGGCGTACTTGATTAGGGGGCGATAAGTCATTGGAAGCCAGTTGATCCCCCGACGCTTGGCCTCCGTCTCCAGCCACTTCTCGATTTCGTCTACTCTCTCAAGGCATCCCTGCACGCCCCACAAATCCATCATCTGCTTGTGGGCCTCGCAGTCGCACGCCCCGTCCGTCTTGAGCCATCCGATCAGGCTGTGAAGTCTAGTTCCCGGTCCATCCTTCGGGATGTTTCCGGCCAGCCCTTGTCGGAGATAGGCGTGTTCGCCGTCAAAGTTAAGACGATTTCTCTGATGCAGGTGCGAGATTGCGAGCGAATAGGTAACGTGATTGGGCGATCTGGGATTAGACAGCCCGTCGCAAAACAGACATGCCTCTGGAGTGACGACACACTGGTCCTGAGTCGTTTCGACTTTGGCCAACGCCGACGCAACTCGGCAGGTTGTCTTTTCCTGCGGCCAAGTTTCTTTGTATGGACAACTCATATTGCACCGCAATCTGTAGTTACTACTTGGTTGGGAAAACTACCGTTAAACTGCGGTGGATTACAGGCACACTTAGGACCGCCAGGAAATGGTGCAGTACAGTTATCGCTGACAGGGCCCGCGCCCCATCCTGAGCCATCCCAGGTGAAAGTGCAAGTACCGCAAACTGAAGTCGTGTCGCTGCCCTGAGACGATGCCGAACTGGACGACAGGGACGAAGAACTCGAAGACGGTTTCGATCGACTGCTTTCCGATGGAGGCGGACTGGAGCTAGAAGGACTTGAACTGGATTCCGAAGGAGGTGAGCTTGAGGAGCTTGAGGAGCTTGAGGAGCTAGACAGACTTGAAGAACTCGATTGGCTAGGCGATGAAGAACTCGACGAACTAGATTCGGACGGCGGTGGTGGCGGCGGCGGGTTGCAGTCGCAGCAGCTTACTTCAAACACCGGCACAAATGAGGCGTTCGCTCCGAGGTATGTACCGGGATACTGGGTTCCTGGTTGCAGCGTATCGCATTCGCGAACGATGAATAGCGGCTCCCCAGATCCCGATGGACCTGCGTAAACCATCGCCCGTCTCGACATCAGCCGGTCGCCGCATCTTGCACCGAAGATTAGATTGCCAAGGTGAAGGGCCTTGTATCTTCGGCGAGTGAGCGAACATCCTCCACCGGATGATGATGAATCGCTAATCATGTATTCAGATCCTTCACCTTGCAGGCGTACAGATCCCGCCACGATCCATTCTCGAATCTCTGCACCATCCCATCGTACAATCCACCTTCATCGGGCTGGCTGGAGGTGATTAGGACAACCTCCATGACAGAGTAGGCTCGCTGGATTGGCTTGGGCAAGTCGAACTCAAATGGCTCGAATAGTTCAATGACTGTGTAGTCGCCCTTCTTCTTGGAGTCGTGGTAGTAGACTCGCGACAGTTGCTCTCCAGGCATAAGGTCGAACAGCAGTTGCGAATAGGCGGACTGGCCAGGGACCGAGTTTGCGGTAGCCTTTCCGTAGATCGTGTAAGACAAGTCAGTTGCGCGATTGTTTATCTGGCTTGAGTTGTAAACCTGACCATCCAGCAAGATCGTGTACGAAGTATCGACAACGCTTACCTTAGTTCCTGGTATTGCCCCTGCTGCTCCTGTCGAAAACTCCACCACTTCTGGCTGAGCGTAGGAGGCCCAGGTAATTTTTGTGTGCAGGGCAGGGGGGAAAATGACGCTGATCTTTTCGGGTGCGTTTCTGCCGTTGACCGGGATGTCGCTAGTCCACTTGAGAAAGTCAATGTATCCGGTGAGGAGTGCCGTAAGTCCGGTCTGGATGGAGTTGTGCGAGGCGAAGCGATACGTTCCCGTCATTAGGTCGTAGACTGGAAAATGCCCACACGCTTCGAGTGCTTGGCATATCGCGTGCCACACGCTGACGCCATCAAAGTTGAGGTTTTCCGGTACGCTTGCCGGTGCTCTGGCCAGGGTTGGGCAGACAGCCGAACCGCTCTTGGCTACTGCCGGAAGCTCTGACCATAGGGCGTTGAGAACTGCTTGCCATGTCTCTCCTGCGCTTACGTCGTAGTTGAAAACCTTGTCCGAAATGAGCCAGGAGTTGTCGATAAACTTCTGTTCGCCAGCGTATCGGGGGTCTTTGCACTGGACGTAGTACGTTCGTGCTGGGTCTGGGTTGGCTTGTGCTTCCTCGAACGCTTCGATTAGCGTGATCGTCCACCCAGAACTGACGAAGGTTGGTGCTCCGTCCTGCTCTACGGAAATCGTTACGGTCGCTGGTGCTGCCGGAAGTTGATCGATGAACTGCCTATCAACTAGCAGGTGTGCGGTCGCTGCTCGCCTACCGCGAAAGTGCTCGATACTGTTGACCTTGTTCCACCAACTGATCGGATACACCGACTCGCTTCTTGGTGCGTGAAGCAAGTCCGGGGAGGTGCATGGCAAGCCTTCGATCTTGAATTGCGTAGGCATCAGAGGATCACTGGTGCAAGGTTGTTGTTGTACGGGAAGGCATAGATATACTTCCAGGCAGTCCGATACATGGCATAACCTTGCCCCCACTTCTTAGGCGAAGTGTAAGCGATGGTCGTGAAGTGCTCCAGGTAATTCCAGCCAGAGGCTAGCGGCGATGGAGGAGTCGGATAGCCCAAGAGAGAAACAGCATAACCGCTGTGAACAACTTTTTGAACACTGTAGTAAGAAAGCAGTCTAGGCTGAGGATACTGCGTCGGATAGATCCGCCAGCTTTTGATCGGTCCTGCCGTACCGATGCGTTGAATCGTGTCCTGGTAATCGACCACGTTTGAATACGCCGATACAAACTCGTTGAAGAACCCCGCCTGAAACGTCTTCTTAGAGCAAAACTCCGTGTCATCCCCTGGAGCCCAATTTAGATAAGTCAGCACGTTTCCGGTGAGGCTTGACGAATGTGCAGACTGGAGGAACATCGAGGTGACATCGCCGTCGTCTCGATAGAACCCGACATCCTGATAGTCTGCCGAGTACGCTGCTTCGAGAGCCAGCATTTTCGTGTTTAGATCGTCCTGCTTTTGCAGGTTCGTCGTGAGATTTGACGCAGCCAGAAGTTCGCCGCGAACGTGAAACTCCACGCGAGTAGTCATTCGCCTGCCGCGAGGGGACCGTACCGGGCGGTAGTTGAAACTGGCGACGGTGACGGTGTTGTCGTCGTGCTGGTAGCTGCCGACCTTGAAGTACATCAGTCTGCTCCAATGCGGTCTAGCAAGTCTTCGACTAGGCGAAGACGCATGGTTAGGTTCGCGACCTGCCCGGCCATTCTTTCGATTACATTGACGGCGTGTTCGTTGAAGGTGCCTGTCGAATCGCTCTGGTCCTCGAACGCCATGTCCTGTTGTGCGAGTTGCTGCCAGTCCTCAAAGTCTGCTCCGTCGGCCTGCTCGATTGCGACTCCACGCATACCTGCCATCTGCTGATTGAGCATGGCAAACGGAGTTGGGCCAATGTCTCCGGGCCTTGCCTTGGAAACTGGCTGCTGTTTGGCTCTCTTGGCTACTGCCTGACGAACTTCGCGAGCCTTGCGGTTAGCCGTTCCTCTGCGAGTTGCTTGCCTTCCCTTTTCCGTGGCGATCGACTGGGCTTGCTGCCCCATCTTCGTGAAGGCTTGGTAGCCTTCCGAGATTGCGTCGAGCCCCTTTTGCATAAGTGGCGTGATGTTTCCCGCATCTTGTGTCTGCCCTTCGGTGTAGTCTTTAGGCAGTTGCGATCGTTCGACTTTGGCTAGGACTGGGATCGGCTTGTCTTCTTCAGGTGTCGATCCTGAGACTGCCGACATCGCATACTGAGCACCCTGTTTGACAAGTTTGGTCACATCCTCCAGGGTGGGAGTGTACGAATCCACCATCATCTGCTGGTACTGCTTCTGCGTCGGCTCGTCGATCTGCTGAGTCGCCATCGCATAGGCGGTGCTGAGCCCCTTGCCGATCGTTCCTGCTGTGTCCAGAAACGAAGTGGCCATCATCGGGGCGGCATATTCGATCGACTTGGCTACCGATTCCATCGCCTTGAGTGGCGACGAAATGGGCTTTGCCTGCTTTGGTTCGGCAGGAAGCATTGGCCGGGAGCCGTAGAACGTCTTATCGTCGGCGAGGTTCTTCTGTGCTGCATCAGCGCGTTGCCGAAGCTGCGAAGGAGTCGCCTTGCTCTTTCTCTTTGCCATTGGCCTAGCTGATGTTGGTTACGGAAAGCTCGTTGCCGGATGCCGTTGCCTGTGCTTCCATCGAGATTTGCAATGGAATCTCGCTGTGTCCCTGTACCACTGGTGGTTCTTGCGTTGCTCGCATGATCGGGAAATCAAACTGCAATGCCTCGTCGGATACGCCAGTTCCCGTCTCCCAACGTAGGCGAACGTCGTCGCCAGTGTTGTAGAGGGTCTGTGCTGCGGTCCAAAGGCCAGAAGTGAATGGCGACGTAACCTGAGCCCGGATCTTGCGGCGAGTTTTGTAGACGCAATTCGGCGTCAGGCTGTTCCTTGTCTTGGCCTGGATGCCGTTGTCGATCAGGATGTTCGCCTCCATGCAATCGTAGGCAGTCCCATTGATGGAGAACTTTAACTGGGGATGCGTGTACGGAGAATAGTCTTCACCGTCGGCGTGCGTCGGGATTGTTCCAGGCCAGGATTTCGTTAGGTCTTCTTCGCGTGCGACGATGCGAAGCTGAAGGTTAAGGATTTCTTCATCGTCCCCTCCGTCGGCAGACTTTGACTGGAACAGGGCTGCGGCCACTACGCAGTTGCGGTAATAGAAAGTCCCGTTGTCCCTGTAAATCATCATGTCGAACAGCTTGACCGTCTCAGACAGTGCAAAGACGTTTGACGCTTCGTCAGTCCCAAGGATTCTCGGTAGCCATTTATCTAGCTCCGATGGGCCAAGCTGGAGGCCGATTGATCCGACTGGGATGTAGCTGGCTTTCGTAACCCTTGCGGCGTACTGCGACCCAGAGCCAGTAATCAGATTGGACGAAACGATTTTGCGAGAAGCCTTCATCGTTTCATACACGAACGGGTAGATTTCGCTGCTTGCGTTGAACGTCGGGTCGGCATCGCCGACTGCGGATCTTGGCATCACAAGGATATTGGCGAAACTTCCGACTGCTGCGCACCCAGTCATGGCAAACCCCTTAGTACAGTTCCCGTATCAGTGTAGTGACTTCGATTGCCGAAATGTCCAGGTTGCGTTTCCTCCATTCTTCGGGGAATCGCATGGTGCTCGGCTTAATCTTGGTGATAATCTCGCAGGAACCATCAGTCATAATTCTCTGCTCATGCAGTGCCGATCTAGTCAGGTTGCGAAACCTGCTTCGATAATTCAGTCCTGCTCGTTGATGCGTGTCAGTTGGCATGACACGAACGACCATGACTCGGTATCGCACATCGGTCTTTTGTGCTACTCCGTTTCCAAACTGCTCCTCCATTGGGATAACGTGAATGCCGCGCGATGGGGCCATTGACGTAAACAAATCTTCTCGGCGGTTTATCTCGTCGGACTTAATCCCGTCGGGCCAAGTGATACCCTGAAGGACTGCGACAACGCGATCGGCATGGGTTAGGTGACGGTCTTCCGCTGCCATCACTGACCTCCCATTACATCCACGTTCGGCTCGAAGTCCTCAAAGGTATCAACGTCGTAGTTGATCGCGCTTTCCGGCTGATTGGTGTCTGCCGAATCTGCTGCGATCCCCCGGTCAAACTCCTCTTTCGCCAGGACACGAGCGGCGGAAAGGGCCTCCGCTGGCATGTCGATGTTGAGGCAATACTTCTCCCACGCCAGGGCGTCCAAAGCCGCGAGCATGGAAGTCGGATCGATGTCTGCCGGGTCGGATACAGTGTAGCCTTTTCCGCTTGCCGTTGCAGTAAAAGGTAGGGAAACCTTCACCTCAGTCGCCGACACAACTTCGGTGATGAATGCCTGAACTGCGAAATCCACACGGCTTTCGTCGAAAACCGTCGGCCCCTTGGGTAGTGTTGCAGTGGCGGAAATTCTCAGAATACACCCAACATGGGTGGCTGAAAACGCTGCCGTCGCACTGGTGAAGGTCTGGGTTCCGGTGGTGTATGCTCCGTCTACCCCCGTCAGTTCGTAGGTCTTGAATGGCCTGGGCCGAACGATCAAGGCAATCTCGAACCGGGTGGCCTGTGCTGGGACCGGGGAGAACTCAATCTCCTTCAGGCCCATGTAATTCTCGCTGGACCGGAGGGTGTAGCGTAGCGTCTGCCCGGTTGTCCTAGCCAGTTTCCGGTGGCGTACTGCATCCGCTGGGCTCATGTACTCCAGTGGTCGGTATGCGTCCTCGTCGATGACGCTGCGGATCTGACGGAACATTACCGGCAAAGCGTAGCTTGCCTGCATCCAGGTAACGGCCTTGTTGGTGAAGCTGGCTTGTGGTGCGGTGAGCGATGACAGAAGTAGCTCGGTGTCGCTGATTCGAGAGGCTACCTTGTATCGCTGGTTATCAAAGACAACTTCGCCGTACTGGGCATCGGTCGGCCAAGTTCCGGTCGCAATGCTCAGGATGTCGGTTGCTGTGTCGAACGATGCGGTCTTCTGAACAACAGCCTTTGTGGTTACTGCTACCCTGCGGTTGTAGTGCCTCCAGGTGGATCGTCCAGCGAGTTCGGTCAACGCATCCTGAACTGCTACCTTGAGTGCGTGCATCTGGCGAGCACTGCCCTCCAGTCCACGCTTGTCCCGTAAACGCTGAACGATGTCGGCGTAGGTAAATAGGTCGCTGGTCATGTAGACAGCAAGAGGATATGGAGGAACCTGGAGGGACGGATATGTACCGGCCCCGCTTCCTCCACCTCCGCCACCGCCACCGCTTCCAGTAATCCACGCTGCATCACCACGGTCACGAATCGCCTGGGTCGAATCCGTGGTGTGAGTGTAAGTGCCGCCAACGTCGCTTGGAGTCGTAATGCTTGCATCGCTCCGAAGCAATGCCCGGAAGAACCCAAGGATTGTGTTGACTCCAGTTCCAGTAAATGCTCCGATTCGTGCAAGGATCGACTGCGAAGACGCTTCAAGGGCAAGTCCATTCTGGACCTCCGTGATCGCGTCGGCGGCTAGTGCGTTGGCGTCGATCGCACCCGGGGCGAAGTGGGTGTTGTCGATCACTGCGGGCTGAAGTTCGTGGATGTCTGCGGCCACATGATTCGATCCGGTCACCGCAACAGTTCGCTGGTTATAGTTTGCGGAGATCAAAACGCCATCGAGGTAGCCGGCTCGGGTCGAAGTCCAATGGGTCGCAAGTGCCGCTCCGTCGGTCCCCCGCATGTCGGTGTTAGTGGTCGTCGTATCGACAAGAACAACCCGCGAAACGTGGCCGCTCGAGTTGATACCAAGGGCAGCAAAGTTGGTCGGGAACGTGACGCCAGAAATCGAGCCAACGGAACCAGTGACGTTCCCGCCGACGTTGCCCGTCACACTGCCAACTGATCCCGACAGATTGCCGGTGATGTTGCCGGTGATCCCAACAGCCCACGAAGTGACAAGCGAAAGGCCATCGGAGGCTAGCTTGTAGTTTGTTTTGTCGCCAACGACTTCCGCGATGGATCGCATCCGGCCATCGACCAAGCCGGATGGAAGCCGGTTCTGGATGTCCTGCGTGTCCGTCTCGATGTCCGTCGCCGTCTTGATCGTGGTGCCGCTCAGGTTCAGCGTCGTCGATGGAGAGCCAACGTTGGCAAGGTCGATGCCAGCCTCGCCGCCAGCGGAAACGTCGAGCGTTCGACCAGCCGTAGTTGGCTTGAGGGCGCCGAATGCGTCGGTTTGGTAATCAACAGTGTCAAGTTCAATGTAGACATTCACCGGCACCATGTTAGCCGCGCCGCGAAGCTGGATCGCAACTTCATTGCCACCATCGAGGGCACCGTTTGGAATCCCGAACTCATACCACCCAGGCATGTTCGTGTTATCGACTGCCACAAACCCGCCATCGGTGTAGCTTCCAAGCGTTGCACTAGCGAGCGGAATCGAGACTTCGTTTGAGAGGTCGCCAGCAAAATAGTATGCCACCAGCCCGCTAGTGTTGTGCAGGAGGTTGGCCAATCCTGCACCGGTAGTGCTCGACGAATCGCCAACGAAAATCAGCCGACGAATTGAGGTTGAACCACGCTTGAGTTTCACTGGTCGGCCCCTCCTCTGATGTTCACTTGTCGGGCGGATGCTGAACCGCCACCGGTTGGGTAGGTCTGCTCGTAAACGGTAAATACAACCGTTCGCCATGCTGCGGACGTTACGACTGTTGTGCTCGCCGTAGCGAATGAGTTCGCGTCTGCGTTGCTGTCGTGCGCCACCATCTCCCAGCCAGTTCCGGTCAGGCTGGTTACGTTCGTGAGTCCAGTTGGTGCAGTCTCTAGTGCGTTAGTGTCGTTGCGCTGCGAGCCGAACCCAATCATCCATTGATCTGCATTCTCACGGTTAAAAGACGAGCCGAATGCGGTATAGCTAACCGACGTCGAGGTGCCAGCGTTAAAGCCGGCAAGCGTAGGAATTGCAAGCCCAACATCGGATCGATAAACCACCGCAATCAATCCGTCCGCATTCGTCCAAGTCCCGCTGGTTTCACTTGACGACTGGGCAACCTTGAACCCGATCCTGGTGCCGCTGGTGCTTCCGGTCGCATTGTTGATGTTTAGCCAGCCAGTCGGGAGCGATGGTGCGGTGTTGGCACCGTCGTTATAAGCAAAAATCAAGATCAAGTCACCGCTGGCGTGCGTGCCAATCGTGATCGTGTCGCCTGCGTTAGTGGCGGAACTGATGCGGGAGATTGTCAAAGGACTGGCTCCGTAGCAGGGTCACCATCCCACGCTTCGATTGCGGCCATGTAGGAATTGTATCGCCCCGAAGCAGTCCTACGCTTCTCGGCCAATGTCTTTTCCAGTTTCATGTTTTGCCACGCAGCGACAATCTGGGCATCCACCTCGGGCAACTTGTTCAATTCGCAGAGCGATACAAGCCGCCGACCGACGGCGGCAATTGCTTGGCAAGACGGGTGGGGAATCGCCAAGAGCTTCGCGTTGAATTGCGGATCTCCGATCGATAGGCCAGCACCTCCAGCCTGGAACTTTATCCAGCCGTATCCGATTGTTTCAAGGAAATCAATCAGTGGCCCAACACTTGCGTCACCGATAATTCCGGCGATTCCCTCCAGCGTGTATCGCTGACGATCCACCAACAGATGGATTGGGTCTTTGGCGTTGAAAAGAATCTGCGCTAAAGTCAGGTCTTCCCAGCCGTCGATGGACTCAATGACTTTTCGATAGCTCATGGCGTAGCCTCGCTCGACTCGGCTGAAAAAGATTGGTGAAACATTACGAGAGTCGTTCTTGTATTCCCTTGATCTGACCTCGAAGGCTTCCGACTTCTTCAGTCAAAACCAAAAGACGATCGTTGGCTTTCTGGTGCTCGCCTTCGCACTTGGTCACTGCTTCAGTAAGTTGCGTGATCCTCTTTGCGTTCTCGCCTTCTCGGATCTTGAACAGCGCGGCAAGAGCCATTGAAAGAGTCGATATGATGATCGCGGCCCCCCACTGGATGTACTGATGTGGCTCGCTTGGTGGTGGTGTTGGCACTTCCATAACTCCCCCTGATCCTACTATGCAAACTTACTGACAACTTGTCAGTAATTATGCGATTGCATTGATGGCCGTCACAATCTCGTTGGCAACTCCGCGATTTCCGATGGCGATGGCCAGGGCGTTCCGGCAGTTGGCAGGGACCGCCGCCCCGGAGGTGCAGCAGTCGGCGATGATCTTGGCTTCGTTGGCGTGCCCAATGGCAACAGCCAGGGCTTTTCGGGCGTAGGCAGGTACGGCCGTACCTGTAACACCGGCGTCAGCGATGTCGCAAATCTTGTCAGCCGCCGCAGCGTTGGCGATTCCCTGGGCGAAAACCCGACGGGCTCTTGTCGAGATAGGCATGATTCCTCCTAGTGGATCTTGTGGGCGTGCTTTTCGATAACCATTTCCCGAAGTTCCCTACGATCCTTTTTCCGTAGGGACGGGTCAGTTTTCTGATACTCCGAGATTCGTCGGCGAATGATGTCTTCGCCTAGCGGCTTGCAGTTCTTTGGGGCCAGCGGATCGTCGCTTGGCTCGCAGGACTCAATGTTCGACAGGTTGGAGTTGCATCGGTATCCCCGGCCCTCCAGTAGCTTGCGGATGTAGGCCCGGCCTTGAGCCCTCGATACCCACGCTTCGGGATCGCCTTTGAATCTGGCGAGCCCCGGCATGTAAACGTCGTTCGGCGACGGTGTGTAGCCGTGTGCCTTTGCCGCCTTGAGAAATCTGTTCAGGTGCTTCTGGCTTTGGAACTGATTGTCGAGCGTTCCCATGCCTGCAAAAAACGTATCGTCGGTGGATAGTACCGGACCTGCTTGGGTCGCCACCATTTCTGAGAAGCGATGATCCTTCCCGGTTCTCCGCATCTTGACGTACAGAGCCAGACACGGCAGACCGTAGCTTGTGAGTCGATCCTCGTAATCCTTCATCGAACTTCGTGCGGCCTCTGGAAACTCCTCGGCAATTTCGTCAAAGGTAGGCGGGACCACAAGGAGTTCGATAAACCCTTCCCAGTCTGGGAACCTTTGCACCAGTGCGTCGGCTTCTGCCTCGGCTTGTTGGAGCCATGCCGCTGTCATTCGGATAGTGCCTTCTTGAGTAGGTCGATCGTGAACTTATCGCTGTCTTGAGTAGCCTTTTGGGTGAACTGCTGTGCCTGCTGGTCGAGCTTCAACTGGTGCTCCTGAGCGGCCATCATCATCCGCATCTGCTGATCGGCAGTTGGGTCAACACTCGCCTGGACTGCCTGGGCCTGGGCTGCTGCCTGGGCCTGTGCCGCTTGTCCTTCGAGCTTGGCGACCTGGGCCGCTTCCTTAGCCATCGCAACCTGTTGCATCTGCTGCTGTTGCTGTGCCGACTCTGGGTCAGGCTCCTTGGGTGGCGGTAGCATGGCATCATCAAGGTCGGCGTCGTGGTAGTCGGCCCACTTCTTGAGCAGTGCATTGAGCGGAGTGTAGTCGCTGGTCGCGGCCCCGTACTGCTGGAGAATCGGCATCCAGATTCCCATTGCCTGCTGCAAGTTGATAACATCGCGGTCGCGGTTCGGGCGACGGATGCTGGATGCTTCGATGGTGTACTCGTACTGGCGAGTGATCGCCTCCATGTCCTGACCTTCAACGTGCTGCTGCCAGAGGGTTGCCCCTAGCGGACCAAGCAATCCCGATACGTCGTTGGCTTTGACAAAAAGTTTGGTGACGAATGCCTCAAGTTGTGCGAACTGCGATTGCCACTGAGCTACCTGCTTCTGCATGTACTCAGGTCGAATCCCAATGGCTCGCTGCTTGGCGATAGTTTCTTCTGCCGTCCGGTTCTGAGCCCCGCCTTCGTTGCCGCCGTATGCTGTGGCCATCAATCCGGTTCGCTTGTCGAACTGCATCGACACGAACTCGATGATCCTCAGTAGATCGCCCCTGGTTTCTGGCTGCTGGAGAATCCTGACGGCAGTGTTGGCGTCGGTTCCTGCCGGGATTGGGAGGATCGATTGGTCCTCACCCTTCAGGATATGCTCGCGATAGTCGTCGAGGTGCTGGCGAGGTACTGCCCAAAAGTCTCGCGATGAACTCCACACCCGGTTGCATAGCCAGGGGATCAGGAAGTTGAGTAGCTTCAGTTCGCCCATTGCAGGCTGGAGTGGAGGCATCGGCCAGGGAGAAGCGGGATCGGGATAGAAGTCCAGGACTTCCATCGGCCAGCGGTTGTCCTGCCATGTCGGGATCGGCCACTTAAAGGTTTCCCGAACTTGATCGTTGCTCATGCCCTTGCGGAGTTTTTCCGTCGGGCAGTTCAGCGGCCAGGGAACACTAGAGCAAATCGCTATGTATGCGTAGGGTCCGACTGTTTCCTCAAGCTGCTCCTGAATCGCCTTTGGCATGTCGCAGTTGCGGCAACCTGCACCCATCTTTGAAAGGATTTCAAACCAGACGATCAGGTCTTTACCCTGCCCTGCCTTGCGTGACGCTGTTCCCTTTCCGGTCTGAGCAAATGCTTCGCTGTATTGCCATAGACTTTCAAGCGTGGTCTTGTTCTTGAGTGAATCTTTCTCAAGCTCGAATCGCCGCTCTACTTCCCAGTACGGATCAACGTGGCGAATGGCAATCCACTTTGCATCTTCGAGCGTGCGAGCGTCGGGATCGATTAGCAGGTCTTCGGGATCGAGAGAGAAACCCCCGGTCAGCACCCGTCCAGATGACGGTGTGGTGTACGGTCGGGCGACGACGATACCCCGCCCCTTGATTAGTGCGTTGGTCGTGGCCTTCTCGCACTGCTTGACTAGCCCACCGCCTGGGGTTTCTCGAACGGTGTAGTTCAGCCAGGACTGCATCAGTTGCGATGTCAGCCTGTCCCTCAGCGAGAACTCGTCTTGGGCCTGCTGGAGTTGCTGGTATATCGGCCCCATTGCAGGGTCGCTAGCAAGTTCTTCCAGTGGAAAGACTGGCATCTTTCTCGGCACAACATTGCGGTGAGGGTTTTCCCACAACAGCGAAGGGCCGAAGATCGCGACCAGTTCAAACGCCTTGTTGACGGTGATCCTGAATCGTGGAGCCTTGACATTCTTCCAGAACTTCTTGGAGTAGTCGTCGTTCCACATCGCAGCGGCAGAGCGACCGTAGAACATCAGGCATTCGTCGGCCACTTCCTTCCAGTCTTTGCGGCACTGTTCAGCACAGTCCAGCTTGGCAAGCCAAGCGGTGTGCATTGGACGCAAGAACTCGGACTCAAGTACCGACCGATCCATTCTTCACCTATGCCTTGACTGGCTCTTTCACTGGTTGAGAGAGCGTTTGAATCGACTGGTTGACTGCCTCAATCCTGCTGTTCAGTTGGGCAAGGTGGTACTCGAAATGCTCCTTCGGAATCTTTGAGTGCTTGGGATAATCCCAGCATCCGTTTGTATGCGTCTGCGGATTGTGCTTCTGCTGGTGAACCGGGTTCTCGACATAGAGTACCCCGCCCTTGTGCAGCGGCATGGCATTCGGCTTCAGCACAACCACGCAAACCTTCCCGGCATCCTGAACCTTCGTGACGATTGCCGCGCATTCGGATTCCGGGTCGTCTTTGCGTCCGTGGTTATACCACACAACCGGGGTGCCGATGGGAGGAGTTGGGTAAGGATTTTTCTGAGTCTCCTTCAGCATTTCAAGCTGCTGCCGGTAGGGTTGAAGGATATTCTGGTCAGCCATCGTGCAAAGCTCCTGGTCCTAAGTGAACAAAATCCTCTTTTTCCTCGGCAAACTTGCGAAGTAAGTTTACCGCCTTCTGGTAGATCCTGCTACCAGTTGATCGCCCGATAGAGGGATCGATATACGCTGATCCCTGCATCATAAGTGGATACAGATAGGTGCATCCGTACTCAAGTGCAGCCATGCAGTCGTGGATTCTGGGGTTGGCTGGCTGGTCTAGGATAACCTCGCCGTCCCTCTGTTCGAGCACTTTTTTCTTGTAGGTCGTGAACTCTTTCCTGGTTTCTGGGCAAGTCTCCTCGACCACAATCAGGGCAGGGCACTGGCTATCCGTCTGAATTGTCAGCATGTCGCGGACTGTTCGGTAGCGTTGACTAGGTACGTTGCAGCCTGGGATGAAGCCGTGTCCGCTAGATCGTGCGTGAAGTTTCACCCGCCTGAACTCTTTCTCGTAAGCCTCAAACGCTGTGTCGTCGCGACCGATCGCAGTCTGCCGGCCTGCCTGCTGGTCCATGATGAACGCTTCGTAATGCTCTCCGCTGCACTTCCTGGCTAGCTCCTCGGCAAGCATCTTGGCAGAGAACTTCTTGACAACCAGTTCCCATTCGACGATCGCCATGTTGCCGTAGAGGATCTTGTCTTCCTCGTTCGGTGGCACCACGAAACTGAGCACTGCCGTCCTGGTGTTGGAAGGGTCGATCGCAAGGTATCGCGTCCACGTTCGCGGCAGTCTGCCGGATGTCTTCCATAACTCGTACAGCTTGGCGAAGGTAGGTGAAAAGCTATCTGACTTCACTGCCTTCTGCTGAATGTAGTGATTGTCGATGTTGATGGTATACATCGAATAGGTGTCGGTCATAAGATCGCCGTAGTTTCGTCGGGCGATTTCTTCGGCACTCTCCATACGACCGAGAGATTCCTTCTTGCCTTTCTCGGTGATGTATGGGTTCTCCGTCATGGCCAAACGGAAGGCTCGGATCTGCGAGTTGTCGTCCTCCTGTGCAGCCTCGGCACGATCGAGCAGTTTGACCAGTGCGTCGTTCTGATTGTGCGGCCACACCGACCAGAGGAACCAGCCCTCCTCGTCAGTGAGTCGGTCCTGCCATTCTTTCAGGTGCCTGGGGAACCGGATGTCTTCGTCGATCCATATTCCGCTGATCGCATCCCCTTGCTTTGGATGCAATGCGCTCGACGGATAGGCGCAGATAACCGCACCGTTCACAAGTCGAACCGTAGAGAAAACATTCTGCCTCTTGTCTTCCCATGCCCAAGAGTCTTCGACAATCATTCTCTTTGGAATGACTGGCTCGGTGGGTCGTGAGTCCTTGTATCTTGCGGCGTCCTTGGGATCGGCCCGGTTATACATTCGCCAATCACCAGTCACCTCGTCCTGGATGCACCGCATCTGACCGCCCATGCCCGGCTCAAAGAGTAGGCGGTGAATCGTTTGCCCGATATGATCCGTCTCCCACCCGATGATCCAATAGATTCGCGGGTGGTTTGTGCTGGCGACCGGCCAGCGTGAAGGGATTTGGTTTCCGGTGCTGTCGAAGATTGGCAGACCCGTAACCCTGGAGCCGAAGATTGCAGCGGCAGCGACGGATTTCCCCGATCGCTTACCACCACGGATAACGATTTCCGAACAGTGTGTCCGGTGAATCTCTGCCTGCTGTGGGCTCGGCCTGTAGAGTCGGAGGAACTCGCGTTGCCGTCGATCAAGCTCAGCCTTCAGTTGTGTGATTCGTTCGGCCACTGCGTAGCTCCTCCTTGATTCGGGCGATAACTTCCTCTCGCGCGTTGTATGGTAGCTCGGCTTCAGTGTGAACGATCACAGAACTTGTATCTACTGGTAGTGCGTCGATGGCGATGCTGACTCCCTTGTCGGCCATCATCTGTTGAACGACCGCCGCCTTGGATGGGTCAGACAGAATCTCAACGATGGTCTTCATCTGCTCTCGTCGCATCTCTGCTTCGATCTGCTCGATGGTCATATCGTTGACTCGGACTTTCTCCTTGTGCTGTTCCTGGTGCAATTGCAATCGCATCAGGTTGGTCATAATCATAGCGGTTTGATAGGGCACCTTGTCTCTGGTCAACTGATTGTCGATCACCTGCCAGATGGTTCGAGCGAATCCCTTGGCCCCGCCGAACTGCTCGTAGACTTCGGTGAGGACTTCCGAAAGTGCTGGCGTCTCTGCCTTCTCGGATAGCTCTCGAAGCAGTCTGGTGGCCTCGTCTTCGCTTAGCTTCCTCTGCTCAACAAGAGCCTGCTCCTGCTGGTCTGCCTGTCGGCAGGCATAGCAGGTATCCCCGTCAGGCTGTGGAGAAGGCCCGTCAAATAGGGCCGACTCCATTAGCTCGCTGCACTTCACGCAATAGCGTTTGGTCATTGGTCACACAATAATGCCGTAGTATCCGATGCCATCCTCGACCGCTTCAATCAGGTGCCCGAACTCGCCGCCGTTAGCGATATGCTCGAACTCCTCATGGTACTCAGCCCCAAGGACAAGCATACCTCCGGTCTTTACCTTAGACGCGAAGTACCGAATGACGTTCATTTCTGCCTTGCCCACAATCTGATGGACGATCAGGATGTCCAAGTCCTTGTCGGGCATTTCCTGAAACGCTTCAGCCACTCCGTTTGGCTCGTCAACCTTCACGGTGCGTATGGACTGCGACTTGGAAAGCAGATTGACTGCCGCCTCTTGCGAGTTGGTTCGCATGGAGAAAGGCTCGATGTTCGTGAGCAACCGGCAAGCCTCGAAGAAGTCTCGGCCATCGTCGAAAGATAGCTCAAGAATCCTCAGCTTGTCCTGTCTCTGCGTCAGTGAACGATACTGCTCGATGCAGTACATCAATCGCTCACCCCCGTTGTCGGATTCGACTTCGGTAGAGTCTTTGGTTTCCAGTGAATCTTCACCGGAGAACTCAGCGTTGGCCTTGCCGTCAATCTCTGGATCGTAGAAGTCCAGCATCAGCGTCTCGTCGCCTGCTGAAATGTTGGCTTTCACCGCTTCGCGAAACACTTGGCTGATAGCTTCGACTGGAATGACGGTCGGCCTGCCTACCAGTTTTGGCTTGTAGTGTCCGGCCCATGCGTCCCAGTTGCAGAACACGATTGGCTGCTTGTGCTTGACCAGTCCCGCCAGTTGGATTTCGCGGGTGTTCGTAACGTCTTCGGTGCTGGCCTTGCGTGTCTGCTCTGGATCGGTGTACTCGTAGAAGAACCACGACTCCAGGTTGATTAGCTCCTCGGCTCGGTCGAGAGATAGCTTGCCCTGCCGATACTCCTCCAGGATTTCGCGATTGTTCTGCTGCCTCACCGGCATCAGGTCGAAAGCTGAAGTCGAGTAAAGGATAACGCCAGTTGGTCCCGCTGCGATTGGCTTGATACCCCGCATGGTCGCAGCGTGGTCGCGAGAATAGGGAACGATCGCAGGTCGGATCTCTGCCCCCTGCTCGTTCGTCGAGAAGTAAAAGACGTAGACGTTTTCCTCGCCGCCCCGAACGGGATCGGGTGGAGGTCCGCAGTACGGGGCACACACAACCGTCGGAATCCCTTTGACCAGTCGATCGTACAGGAAGTCGAACGACGTTGACCAGAACGGCTTGGCATCTGGATCGCGTCCATAATAGAGGTCCGGTACGTTGTCTGAATCCAGCATCAGGATAACGTCGAAGCCTTCGGCCTTTGCGTCTTTGACGATGCGGTTTCGTTCCATCGACAAGGGAATGTCGCCGTACTGGCGAATGGAAATCTTTCCGATTCGCGGGTCGTGGCTCATGGCTCTGGTGATTTTGGAGAGCCAAGTTGCGTGAGTGGGTAGGCACGTTGCCACCCCTCCATTGCCGCCGTATGTCAGGACTGCAACGAGAACATCAACCGTGGAGTGTTTCACGATTTCCCTCTGATGATTAGATCGCTTGCCGTTTTTAGAGCGTTCCGAACTTCTCGGATCGCCGACGACTGATCGGCACAGGCGTCAGTGTTTGCTAGGATCGCTTCGGCAGCGAGCTTGCAGCTTGCTCGGACTCGCTCCAGTCGATTCTTCTGGTCGGGCGTGAGCTTGTCGTAGCCAACCTTTGAGAACCAGTGATCCAGTTTGTGATCGTTGATAGCCAATGTTTGACTCCCATAAAAAACCCTCCCCGATTGTCGCCGGGGAGGGTAGTGATTATTCACCTGAGTTGCATCAGGTGTCAAGCATCAGATCGACAAGAACGTCGCCGTTGGTGTTGCCGCTCGTGGCCGCGCTCATGGCACGCCCGATGCGGTTAATCAGTCGGCGGTTCTGGGTTCCGTCGGTCGTTTGGGTGACGGTCACGGTCAGCCCGGTCCAAGGTGCGACTCGACCAGCGGTCGTCGCGCCGGAGGTAACTGCCGTCAACGCAACCAGAACATCATCCATCGCAATGACGGATGCGGTGGTGTCGAGGGCAATCTTGGCGAGGCATGGACCGCCACGGAACAGCCAGAACAGATCGCCCTTCACCACGCCAGACGAACCCAAGTCGGGATCGACGACGCCAGCGACCGCTTCGTCTGCGACGTTGCAGTACCCATCGACTCGACGCCCACGGAATCCGCTCTGCCACTTCACGACACGCTTTGGTAGTAGCGTTACGTCAGCGGTCGAGCGAACCAGAATGCAGCGGCGGGTGCGGCCCGATCGCCGACCGTCAGCAGCTTGCCCGGTCGCAGTCACGTTATCCGCGAACTCCATCCGGGTGCCTTCAATCGCAGCAGACTGCCCGTAGGCAGTAGCCGAGGGAACCTGTCCCCCAAAAAAAGTTTGCCCCTGCTTGGGCAAAACCGTCACGTTGCTCATGTCTTTTGTCCTCGAAACTGGTGTGAATGATGATTGAACTTCGCCGAAACGCTAGGCGTCAGGCGTAGTTGAAAATCTTGGCGATATGCTTTGGCTCGTACTTCACGTTGCCGTAGAAGCCGACGCCCCAGAGGTACGACCACAGAGAACGTGCGTCTTTGTCTGGGCCTTCCATCCACAGCAGTTGTGGGCACAGACTGCAAATCGTGACGTAGGCAAGGTTCATTGCGTACCCGGTATTGACTGGACAGTCAAAGTCGGAGTAGATCGCACACCCGTCCTGGTTCAAGGTCTGCCCGAACCCAAGATCGCTTGCTTCCTTGTGGGGAACCATGATGCGGGTCTTGGTTTCCTGGGCGTTCTTGTAACCCTGGAACAGATTGCTAGCCAAGCCGAAGTATTGCGGCATCCCGTCTTCGCCCCCGGTGGTGGTGAGCCAAGTTATCGTCTGGGAAACGACGCGCCAAGCGTTGTCCTCCCAAGCGGTCGAGCTTGTTCCCCACCCAGAAGACGACCAGTTCACCAACTTCGGTGAAAGATAATCGTACTCCGAGTCGCCCTGTCCATCCGGCCAGTCCGTCGCCAATGCGGCGTTGGGCTTGGTCGAAAGGTTCGAGGACCATGAACCGCCTGCCGCACCGGGCTGGGTGCTCAGTGCAGTGAGCCCGTAGGTGTCGCTTGGCAGGGCGATTCGGTCGGCGGCAGTCGTGGTACCGGAACCCGAAAAGGTATCCATCCCGTGAATCGCCGACTCCCGGCCTGCTGCCTCGCCGTCTCGATACAGTTCGGCTCCGAAGGTGTTGGTGACTGCCTTTTGAAGTCGATTGTTCTTGGTCTGGAACAAGCTGATAAGAGCTTCGTCGCCCTTGTTCATTTCCTGCTGCTTACGCGACATGGTGTCGGTCGCGGAGTACCCACGCCAGTCGATCGCAAGCTGCTTGAAGGCATCGTGATTCGAGAAGTCCACCACGCCACCATCAGCTTGAGTCTGAACGGGAGGCTGGGAATACTCCACTTGCCACCGCAATTCGGTACCGGAATGATTTGTCTCGATCCGGCCTCGCTTCTGAAGCATTGCAAGCAATAGTCGCTTGCGAATCGTCAGATCCGACGCGCCCTTCATAAATTTGGGGCGTGTCGAATTTACAATTCCAATCCATTCGTCAGCCATACCTAGCTCCTTGATCGTCTAAAGTCGTTGACGAACATATTGCTTAGTTCGCCGTCTGTCACCATAACGCTGCCCTCCGGGGGAACCTGAACCCCTGGTGCCTGGGCGTTTGGAGCATGGCTGGCTCTGGTCAGGGCGGAACCCAGAAAACTCTGGCCTCCCTGGCTGGCTGCGGGATTCGCAGCCTGTTGTGCTGGTGCTGCCTGCTGCACTGGTGGCGCAGCCTGGGCACCTGCTACTCTCGTTGCAAGTCCCGTCGAGCGAAGTGCAATGTTGAGCCTCGTCTGAGGATCTTGCACACCCGCTTGCTGTAGGGATTGCAGTTCTTGAAACAGTAGATTGCCTTCGTCGGACCACGATCGGTTGCCGAACGGGTCAGTCTTGTAGAGCCACCCTGAGTTCTGTGCCTCAAAGGTGTCGATCGCATTGGCGACCTTCTGTTGGCTGAACATTTGCTGAACTTCGCGGCGAACGTCTTCCTGCCACTGCCGACGTAGCGGTTCTTGCAAGGCAGAGTAGAAGTATTCGAGCGGGTTCTGCCGTCCGAGTTGCTGCCACTGAGAAAGCTGCGCAGCCCTGGCCTGATTCATCTGGGCGACGATAGAAGACGTAGCCACTTCGTAGCCGGGCGACGGCTGGTACAGTCCGGTGTCTGGGTCTTGCTGGACAACGCCACGCTGGATGGCCAAGTCCCACTCGCTGCTCCAGTCTGGGGCTCCCCACTTTTTCTTGAGGTACTCGGTTGGGCTCCACTCGTCGGCCTGCTGCGGCTGTGCTTGCGGGGCCTGCTGGGCCTGCTGTTGCTGGGCTAGGTAGCTTTGGATTTCGTTGGCGTAGGGTGCGATCTGCCGGGCGTAATCGGCGTAGGGTCGCTGCCGCTGGAGTTCCTGGATGGCGGCTTCGGCGATCTGTTGCGGCGTGAGATTGCCGTCAACATTCATGCCGATCGATCGGGCCTGATCGTAGAGGCCAGAGTAGTCGGGCTCTGGCTGGACAGAGGAGGCCGGAACCGCTGGTGCCGGGGGAGTAGGTTCGGATGGCGGCGTAGTTGGGATTGCATCCGTTCCCGCGCTGGCCATCGCGTCCGTGAACGCCGAGCCTACTTCCCCCTCGTCCAGTGAATCCTGATCGTCGATGCTCATGCCTTGCCCTCTTTGCGTGTCTGGTAAACCTTCACCGAAAAGAGTATCTGAAAACGCAAGAGGAGGGGAGCTATTGACTGGCTACGGGATAGCGTGTAACGTGATAAGATAACATGAGATAGTCACACGGAGAGGCAAGCATGGAATCGGACAGGCAGGGACAGGACGAACTTCTGTTGCTTTCGGATCTGGCAAAGAGGATTCCGTATCGTCCGAGTTACAAAACCGTGTGGCGTTGGGCATCGCATGGCATGACCAGGAACGGAGTCACTGTCAAGTTGTCAGTGGTTACGCTCCCATCGGGCAAAGCCTCGACGATGGCGAAGTATCAGGAGTTTCTGGCGGAACTTAGTAGGGCAGAGGAGACAAGAGAATGAGTACGGCATACGGGTACGCGCGTATCAGTCACCACGATGGGTTCAAGGAGGGTGACTCGATCAACTCGCAGAAGATGCGAATTGAAGGCTACTACAAGATGATGCTGGAGGCATCTGGCGTCACGTTCGGAGGCGTCCACACCGACGGCAAGAACTGCTCGGCAAGTAAGGTGAACTTTTACCAGCGTCCCGCTGGCAAGGCTCTCGTTGCAATCATGCAACCAGGGGATCACTTCATCATCGACAAGCTGGATCGACTCTGGCGTAGCCTCGAAGACTTCTGCCGACTGATGCGGTGGTTTAAGTCGCAGAGAATCCAGGTGCATATCGTTGACATGCGGGGCTGCTCGGTGCAGATGGGCACCCCGATGGGTGACTTCATGTTGCAGATGATGGTGTCGATCGCCCAGCTTGAAGCGTCGATGATTTCCTCGCGTACCAAGCAGGCACTCGAAGCGAAGCGAAAGGCAGGCGTCGAGCCCCAGGCGTTCCGTGGATGGGGGCCGTTCGGCATCGACGTTACCGGCAAGAAGGGCGATAGGAAACTGCACTGGAACTGGGAGAAGCGGAAGATCGCACGCGACCTAATAGACTGGTGGTTTTCAGACTATCGAACCGCCAAAGAGATTGACGATCGCTGCTTCCAGTATGTCCACCTGCTGGAGTCTCGGCAGCGTGGCATGTCCAAGTTTACCTTCGGCAATGGCTTCCGAAGATTGATGAAGCCTGAGCTAACTTTCCAGATCATGCGGATCGAAGACCCGAACCAACTCCGCAACCCGAAAGAGTACAACGATTTTATGACGATCGGCGAAGGCATGTCCTGTGCTCGGCCTGACCTTGCGAGGGCAATGCTACAATCGACAAGCCGCGAAGAAGCGTTGTTGATTGCGTCCCGTCGCAAGATCAAGCGTCGAGCAAAGAAGGCAGATGAACCGTCGCCGCTGGCGTTCTAGCAGGTGGCACCTGCCAGCCTATTCCTACCGCAGATGGCGTTGAACTTGTCGAGCAAGTCTTGACGCCGGAACGTCAGGTGCAGGTTGCCGTTGCCGAATCGCTTCCACTCAAAGTAGTCAGTCGTTCCGCAAGACTGATCGCGACGAACTGCATCGGATATTTCGCACCGATACCCCTTGCATACCCCTTTGCCGTCAAGCATCGACATGATGTTCGACAGTGCTACAAGGTGCCTTTCAATATCTGATGTCATCCAACTGTAGTTGCCAGAATACTTGATTAGCTTTCGCTCTAGCTTGCCAGAGTCAACAGACTTTTGGTTAGTCTTGTATGCCGATCTTCGATACGGCTTCCAGTAGTCGTACTCCTCCCGGATGGCCTCCTCTAAGAAGTCTTGCGTACTCTGTGCCATGCCTGCAATCGTATCCATGATCGTCTCTGGCGTGATGTCGGGTAGCTGCGCCGCTGCCCACTCGTATTTGTCTGAGTACAATAGCGTGCTTAGTTCCTCCGATCGCTTGCTACTCATTACCTTGTGGATGTTCAGCTTGTCAATCAGTCCTGTCCACACTTGCAACTTGGCCCTAGCGACAAGGACATCGGTGTCCTTCGTGCCGACTTTCCAGTAGCCGAAAACATAGTCAGGCGGATCAACCCTGATCGAAGTGTTTTCGATCTGCTTGTTCAGGTCAGCGTATGCCTGCTGCAATTCGTTTGCCGCACGCTCGATGCGTTCCTTCGCTGCCTGAAATGCCGTGGCAATCTGGCCTGCCGTGGTGTACTCAATGACGCCCGTTTCTTCAGTGACCATATCTGTTTCTCCGGTGAACGTAAACGAAACTTGCCTGACTAAACTGCTTGACTATTCGTCTGGCGAAACGTCGGCCTCCTCACTTGGCGTTTTCCTTGGCCCACTCAATGATCCTCCTCCTGGCCGACGCGCTCAAACAATTGCAATTCGTGAAGCAGCCTGCAACCCGATCCCACACCCTGATCTCGTTATCTGCCAGATCGACGCGGAACCTGTGATTTCGTGCGCTCTCACTGCTAAATGCCTTGGCTTTCACAACGACTTCGATTTTTGCCATGATCCGTTCTCCTGTTGTTCGTCGTAAACTGATTGCCTGATCCTCGTTCACGCTCATAATCCCTTGCACAATAACTATGAATCGTTGCGAATTGCAACGCACCAAAACTATAGGGCTGCCAAGGGCAAAACTCACACGCTAGCCAATCTCGGAACTTGTACAAATGCGACTTGTTGTCGCTTATCGCTTCGCGATAAATCGGAATAACTTTGATGATCTTAACTTCACGCTCTGTCACACCGTAGGCTCTGGACATCAACTTCTTGACGTACTTGGATGCTGCCTTGGCGTCTATGTATGGGCAACTGTCAAAAATTGCTCGCTCTCTTCCGCCAATCGAAAATCGAACGTCAACGCATCCAACAGTGCCTGCTTTTTCGTACCAATTGCCGCTCATCACACAGCCGCCCCTTTCGGGGCGGCCTCCTTAACGTAAACTCAGGAACCGGGGCCAACAACCCATTCTGGAAAGACTTCTTCGTATGCCGTAAGCAAACCCATGTCGATCAAGTAGTCAGTGGCTAGCTCGATCGCTTCGTCCCTGGTGACAGATCCGCCAAGGTAATCATTAACTGCGACGAACACTGGCCGGAAGTCGTAGCCCTCCAGCAATCGCCAGCCGATAAGCCAGGACAATTCGGTCGGCTTAGCGTACTGGTCCTTGCCAGTCTCCCTTCCGTTGAGAGCGTTGTCAACGACATGCTTGACGTTCAGCAATGCTTTGCTCCTATCCATAGCTATTCTCCGATGAACTGTGGTGAACCGTAACGGAACTGGCTAGACCATCGGGTAGCCCATCGGGTAGCCGGAGATTGCGGACAGCATACAGGCGAAGCGCTCGGCATGACTCTGAACATCAAAATGCCTAGCATTGTAAAGATCGTAAAAACTTGGTTTGCAATCCGACGAATGAACAAAGCCAACTCTCCACACTTCAGACTTTTTATCAATCTTTACAGACCATGTATCGCTATTGCGGTTGTACGCTTCAGTGGTAATCCACTCTGCGTAGTGCTTGGCGGCCTGCAATCCCCATGCGCTGTGAAAAACTACTTCAAACGTATCCATGATGATACCATCGGAAAAGCCGCCAGTCCGGTAGCCCCAATGCTTCACTACTGCTTTGGCAATGTAGTCGATCAACTCGTCTTGATCGTCGGATACGTTGACATAGCAGTTGTCTTCAGTCAGTGAACACATTGCGCAGACAATCCCGTAGCGGTAGTTCTTCGACATCAGATACACGGCAATGTCATGCGGTGCTTGGCTTGGGCACTGGCTTACTAGCTCGGCAACCTCGGCACGAATTGCTTCGACTGTTGGCTTGGTGGACATGGTTGTTTTCTCCGGTGAATGTAAACGAAACTTGCCTGATGTCTGGGCTGGAATAAATAATTACCAGCCCTCCGCAATCCATTCTGCGTAAGTTGTGTTGGCCTTGTCTTTGGTTTCTGCGATGCAGAACGCCGCATCGAAATGCGAAGATGCCAGCTTCATAGCAAGCTCAGCGTCGTGCCTGGATTCAAAGACAGCCAAGTCGAGCCCTGTATTTTCTGCCGTCGTTACCACCTTGTAGTTGCTTTTGCTTGCCATCACCGCTCTCCTGTTGTATTGCAATCAATCAAACAAGATCGGCGAATACAAGCCCTTCCCACTCCTCAGCCGTCACCCAACGGAACCCTTCCGGTAGATTGTCCGGGTCGATGTCGCTCTTGCTGAATCCAGCGGGACCAGCCACCGCCCACAACTCGCTGGACTGTGGATCAAGATCGTAAACGGTCAAACCGTCTTTGGTTGTCAATGCTGGCTTGTTAGGCATGGTTGTTTTCTCCGGTGAACGTGAATGAAACTGAAAATGCTGTCGGTCTGGCGTCAACTGCTGACGCTAGACTTTTCTAGGCGATAGTTTTTCTAAGCGATAGGTAGCATCGCTGTTGAAGTAGCGATGGATGCAATGCTCAGGCCACCGGACTTCGTAAACATCGCGACCACGCTGGTAAATGTATTCGTCTGCAATCTCGTCAACTGTACCGTAGGGATCTTCGTGGTCTTCTTCTTCAAGCACTTTGGCAGCAGCCATTGCGGTAGACATGCCGGGAATTTCTATGTCCATGATTTCCCACCACTGTTGCATGGTCACGCATTGAATTTGCATGAGGGATACGATGACTGACAGCGTGTGATATTCCGTCTGTGGTTTCTTCTTCATCTGAAAATCTCCGGTGAACTGCGAATCGAAAGCCCTCTCTAACCAATTCTCGGAACGACGGCGAACAAACGTCGCCCCTTACTGTGCGATCCAAACGTACAGTGCAATGAGTAGCAAGACACCTATTGGACCAAGGCAACCATACGCTGCTACTGCCCC